CACACCCAATATAAGATTGTTAATGATGGTGGTTGGCACATTGCTGATGCTGTTAAAAGGTCTTATGACGTTGAAGGTATGCATATAGGTACAATTGCAGCTGGGCGTATTGGTTTAGATATGTTAAGAAAGATGCATCCATTTGATGTACACTTGCATTATTATGACAAGCATAGAGTAGGTAAGCAAGCAGAAATGGAATTAGGTTTAATATACCATGATTCAGTTGAGTCTTTAGTTGCCGCTTGTGATGTGATTAATATTAGTTGTCCATTGCATCCTGAGACAGAGCATATGTTCAATGATGAATTAATTGCTAAGTGTAAACCAGGTGCTTATATAATTAATACAGCTCGTGGTAAGATTTGTGATAAGGATGCTATTGCTAGAGCATTAGAATCTGGTCAGTTAAGTGGTTATGCTGGGGATGTATGGTTCCCTCAACCAGCGCCTAATGACCATGTATGGAGAAGTATGCCAAATCATGGTATGACTCCACACACTTCAGGTACTTCTTTGTCAGCTCAAGCGAGATATGCTGATGGAGTTAGGGAAATATTAGAATGTCTATTTGATGGTAGACCAATAAGAAATCAATATCTTATTGTTCAAAATGGAGACCTTGCGGGTATGGGTGCACACTCATATACAAAAGGCACAGCAACCGGTGGTTCAGAAGAGGCAGCTGAATTTAAGAAATAATGAACGTGAAAGAAACTCTGACTATTTTGTCAGAAGAATGTGCTGAAGTTATACAGGCCAGCTCTAAATTAATTAGATTTGGCCCGTATGATGAAGAGCATATAAAAGAATTAGAACAAGAATTAGCAGATTTAATGGCTATGATTATTATTCTTGAATATTATGGGTATATTAAAATGGAAAATATCCAAAATGGGGTACTTCCTAAGCTTGAAAAGCTAAAAAAATATAGTAAAATCAAAAACCTGAATAAAATCATTAAGAATTTATAATTATATAAATAGCTTTATATCTCAATTAATATAAGGTTATTAATGCAGTCATTTAGGATTCACACAAACGAGGCACAAGCCCTCAAATTTTATAACTTACTTCCTAAGAAAGTAAGGCACACTATTAACAGACTTAGAAATAAAGATAAGTATAAAGCCGCCTTGCTTATGATAAAGCACCTAAGGTCAGACCCTGATGTTATATCAAGAGGCTTGACTAAAGCTAGGATTCAAGGAATTGCTGCTGACCATTTTGGTTTAAACCATAGAGAGTTTGCAAAGATATTAAATCGCCAAACCAGATATGAAGCAATAAAAGAGGGAAAAATTAAGCCTGAAGATTTATTTAAAAGAGACAATAAGGCTTTGTTTATAAAAAAAGCAAAGGCTGGAGAAGTATTAAATCTTAAAGGTCAAAAAATAAATGTTAAGCTTAGTGATAAGGATTTAGCTCCAATAATATCAGCTGATGACTTACCTGATACCGGTACTCAAGAAAGAAAAGACTATACTAATATGCTTAAAAAACTTGGTGGTATGGGAAATATTGATAAAGGTCTTAATAGTTTTAGTACTGCTAGTTCAAAAAAACCTAAAGGAGAAGATTGGGAATCTCTTATAGCTATTGGTGTAAATATAATTAATGGTGAAGATATTTCTAAGTCCAGTGAATGGGCCCGTGCTGAAAAGTTTTGGGCTGATTATGAAAAACCATCTATGAAATTAGGTCAAGCATTTATTGATACATTTAAAATTAAACACTTGGAACAAACTGGTGATAAGACAGCAACGTTAAGTAAAGTTTGGAAAGGAAAAAATAAAACTCCTAAGACTGATTTATTGTCTGGTAAAAAAGATAAAATATCTTTAAAGAAAGCTGGTGGTTCTCAGTTAATGAGTGCTGGTAAAGAAGAAGCTATATCTACATTTGAAGCAGCTATGAGTATGTATTCAATATCCCCAGAAGGTAAAAAAACTGTAAACCAAATGATAGATGGTATAGAAGAGAATATGAATAAGATGTCTACTAAAGGAACTATTGGTTCATTAGAAGATTTAAGAGATAGTGGTAAAAAATTATCTAAAGCTGAGCAAGATAGAGTTGCAGAAATGGAAGGCTTACAAGATTCAGCAAAAGAATTAACTACAAGTTTAGATAAAGTATTTAAAGATGATGACTTTAAAAAGTATTTTTGTTGGGAAGCAGCAACAGGAGAAACAAAATTTGGCAAAGGTGCACAAGCAGTATCTAATCTATTGGTTGTATTTACAGAAGGTGGAACTATTAAAAATAGTTTAAGATTAGATTCTCCTAAAAATGCTGGTATGACAATAGCTAAAAAGAATAATTTTTATGTATCATTTAAGAGTGGTGGAAGCCAGTCTAGACCATACTTATCTTTAAGAACGAAAGGTGCCACCAAAAAAGATTTTATTCCAGAATCATTTGGTGATATAGTATATGATGAAATAAATAAAGGTGGTTTATTATTAGAAGATATGGAGCAATTAAATGAATTTCAAATGTTTGATAGATTAGCTAGGAAAGTTAAAGGCGTAAGTAATCAAATAAAGATGCAAGTTAAAAAGATTTTTGATGCAATTATGAAAAGAATGAATCAAGCATTTAGTTATATTAAAGGTCTAGGTGAAAAAGTAATGGAAGGCCTATTAGCATTCTTTGGTTTACCAATAAATAATGTTATTGTCAGAGGCGGAGGCGATTTCCCACTATGAATCTAAAGCAACATATAGCAGAAGCAAAGAATACTCATATGACTCACATAGAGGATATGGTTATAGATGGCGGCGTGAAAGGGGCACGTGCAGCTATTTTTGCTTTAAGAGATTTGAGGGATATGTTAGCTGGTACCACTAATGATACAAAGCAAGTTACGGTTAAATGGGATGGAGCACCGGCAGTATTTGCTGGCATAGACCCAAGTGATGGTAAATTCTTTGTTGCTAAAAAAGGAATATTCAATAAGAATCCTATGGTATATAAGAGCGTTAAAGAAGTTAAAGCCGATACCTCTGGAGATTTAGCAGCTAAACTTACAGTAGCATTTCAAGAATTAAGTAAACTTGGTATAAGAAAAGGAGTCTACCAAGGTGATATTATGTTCACTAAAAAAGACTTAAAAAATCAAACAATTGATGGGCAGAAGTATGTAACCTTCCACCCGAACACTATAGTATATGCAGTACCCATAGGAGCAGCTAAAGAAATTAAAGCAGCAAAGATTGGTGTAGTGTGGCATACTTATTATCAAGGTGCGACCTTTGAAAAAATGAGTGCAAGCTTCGGAGTTTCTGTTGCAGCATTTAAGAAACCTAGGAGTGTATGGCAGAAATCTGCTAACTTCCCAGATATTTCTGGTCTTGCCACATTAACCAAAAAGGAAACAGATGAAATTACCACACATATATCAAACGCCGGAAAACTCTTTCAAAAAATCTCCGCTAACGCGCTTAAAGATGTATCTACAGATAAAGATATTAACCTCTTTATTAATACCTTTCGCAACACTAAAATTAGAACGCAAAGTGAAATTAGCAACACGTCGCAACACGCTGAAGAATTAATTCAATGGATTCATGACAGATATGACAAAGAAATAGATGCTTTAAAGACCCAAGCTGGTAAAGATAGAAAGAATAATTCTAAAATTGCTGCTCTTGAATGGTTTAATGATACTAATAAAGCTAATTTAATAAACATGTTTGACATGCAGAATGAACTTGTGTACGCTAAGAGGAAGCTATTAACGCACCTTGACAATATGGATAGTATAAATACTTTTGTAAAGACTAAAGATGGGTTTAGAGTAACAGGTGCCGAAGGATACGTTGCCATAGACCACTTAACTAACGGTGCCGTTAAAATTGTTGACCGAATGGAATTCAGTTATAACAATTTTAGTAAAGACATAATTAAAGGCTGGGAGTCCGAATCACGATGAAAGAAAAACCAATAAATGTCCAACAAGCATTAGAAGAAATGGGTAATAGACCCATACCATATACAGATGTTAATGAGGCTAAAAGAATAAGACCCATTAAAGGGCTTTGGACACCCAAACAAATGTATACGCAAGTTGCAAGAACTAAAAAAGCAGCATTTGAATTAAGACAACACTCAGATTTTATATTCCAAATGGATGCAGATGTTGGTCCAAGTATGAGTAGAAATTCTGGATTATATATGGATGTCTATGATAGAATGACAGCTGCACTTGACCAATTTGACAAAGCAATAAAAGATGCTGAAAAAATAAAGCACCCAGATTAATGTCATTAAGAACCTTTAAAGAACATTTAATTAAGGAGGCCGCGGCAAAAGCGGTTACGGTAAACTTTGGCCGGTTTAATCCTCCAACTATTGGCCATGAAAAACTCTTAGATGTTAGTATGAAAAAAGGTACTGGTGACCATAGGGTATATGCAACCCAATCACAAGATGCTAAAAAGAATCCATTAGAGTGGAAGACTAAAATTAAATATATGCGTAAGGTATTTCCTGTGCATGCTAGACATATCCTTATGGATAAAAAAGTTAAAACAATTTGGGATGTAGCAGTTACCGCTTATAAGGATGGATATACAGAATTTGAATTAGTTGTTGGTGATGATAGACACCAAGAATTTGTTAAACTTTTAGATGATTGGAATGGTAGAAAAGGTAGACATGGATTTTATGAATTTGATGTGATAGATGTTATGAGCGCTGGTGTAAGAGACCCAGATGCTGACGGTGCTGCAGGTATGTCAGCCTCCAAGATGAGAGCGGCTGCTGAAGACAATGACTTAATTGCATTTACTAGTGGTCTACCAAAAAGATTTAAAGATGCCAAAGGACTTATGAAAGCAGTTCAAGCTGGTATGGGTATAAAGGAATCAAAATTTTATAGACAAGATATAAAATTAAGTCCAGTCTCAAAACTTCGTGAGAGGTATGCGGCTGGCAAACTATTTAATGTGAATGATGACATAGTAACTAATGATGGACAAGAAGGTAAAATCAATAAACTAGGGAGCAATCACGTTGAGGTGAAACTGAAAGGAGATGGAAGATTTAAAAACTTCTGGCTTTCAGATATTATTACTACATAGGAGAAAGATATGCCACTAGAAAAAGTAGGTTGGTTATCCAATGGTACGGCAGATGCAGGAGGTATTTTAAGTCCAACTGGAGAAAGATTAGTTGCGGCTGCTTTAACTCAAGAAGAGCAAGATAAATTCAATGGTGTTAAACCAAAGAAGAAAAAATCTGAAGCTGCATCATATTCCAATAGGTCCTCAAAGGATGACTTAGAAGAGTATGGTAGAACTATTGGAGTTGAGTTAGATAAACGTAAAAGTAAATCAAGCTTATTGAAACAATTAAAAGAATTTAAAAATCAATTAAAAGAAGAATTGTTTCCAAAAAAATAAACATAAATAATATTATGGAATTAAGTAAAAATAACTTCGAGTTATATGCTGCGAAGCATTACCAAAGAGATAAGTGGGCAACAACGGAAGATTTTAAAGAGGATATATCTAGATTTAAATATATCAATCGCTTAATCAATAGGTACTACCGTGATGATGATTTAAAAGAACGGTTAATATTAAATCACATTATTATATTGGGTAATGTTTTAGGACCTGATGTATGCGCAGAAATATTAATGTCTAAGACAGATGATACTCTACAGAGTATTGTTAAAACCTTTTTGGTATATTTAAATTATTTACCAGAAGAAGATTATGTTGAGGTCCCGTTAGACTCGACCGTTATAGATGTATTAAGGAAATTATAAATGGCAGAATATATTAAAGAAAGCGCAGTAGATTTATTTATTACATATAAATTTATTCGCTTACTTGTAACTAAATGGAGTGATACCGAGGCGTTTGACTCGGGTGTGGTTGATAACAAAGGCAAGTTATTAATTAAAGTAAAAGACCAGACAAATGCTCAAAAGAAAACATATACTGTCTTTCATAGATTAGTTTTTAATCTAAAAAGAATAATGGAAAAAGTGCCATTCGGTAAATCACGGGTAGCTTCATATGCTGCTGCACTTTATTTAATAAAAGAAGAAACGGATATGGAAGAAAACGATATCTTAAAGGTATTGGAAGACTTAGGTTATGACACAACCATTGACTTAGATGAGGAGCATAAAGAACTTCATAAAGGTCAACACATACTAAATCATGATATTTTTGATTATACAAAAGGAAGTATTGTTAATTTAGATTCTATTGAGCCTGTAGATTATTTTGCAGGTGTCCCTATATATAAAACAAAAGAAAACATTTTTATATCAGTTAATAACATACTGTAATACATAACTTAATTGGAGTGACATGACGTCTATTTTTGTGACAAAGCGGTCAGGCGAAACTGAACCGTTTAATATTAATAAAATCCACCGCGTACTTGACTGGGCTTGTAATGATTTAGTCGGCGTATCCGTTTCTGAAATTGAGATGCGTGCCAACGTTCAAGTATATGAGGCAATGGAATCTGTAAAGATTCATGACCTTCTTATTAAATCCTCAGCTGAATTAATAACTGAGGCAACACCTAACTATCAAACTGTAGCAGCAAGGCTTATTAATTATAAGCTTAAGAAATTAGTGTATGGTGATAAAGACCCTTGGCCTCTTATTGATATTATAAATCATAATATTGCAGCCGGTGTCTATGACCCAGATATATTAAATAAATATTCAGAAGCTGAAATAGATTATATAAACAATAATATAGTTAATCATTCTAGGGATGATGAATTCACTTATGCTGGTATGGAACAAATGAGGTCAAAGTATCTAGTTCAAAATAGAACAGATGGTACACTATATGAAACGCCTCAAGTATTATATATTATGATTGCCATGACATTATTTGCTAAGTATAATGGTAGACGTATGAAGTTCATTAGAGAATTTTATAATGCTATAAGCCAATTTTATATTTCTTTGCCAACCCCAATTATGGCAGGAGTAAGAACTCCTACTAGACAATTCTCATCATGTGTGGTCCTTGAGACAAATGATTCATTAGATTCTATTAATGCTACATCAACATCTATAGTTAAATATATTTCTAAGAAAGCTGGCTTAGGTATTAATGCTGGTAAAATTAGAGCTGTTGGTAGTCATATTGGTGATGGGTCTGTTGTGCATACCGGACTCATACCATTCTTAAAGTATTTTCAAAGTGCTGTTAAGAGTTGTAGTCAAGGTGGAGTACGGGGTGGAGCTGCAACAGTTTATATGCCGGTATGGCATTATGAATTTGAGGACTTAGTAGTCCTTAAAAATAATAGAGGTACTGATGAAACACGAGTGCGTAATATGGATTATGCATTTCAATTTAATAAGCTTATGTATGAGAGACTATTAAATGGTGGTAAGATAACATTCTTTTCTCCAGCTGATGTCCCTGGATTATATGATGCATTCTTTGAGGACCAAGATTTATTTAAAGAGTTATATGAGAAGTATGAGAGGTCATATAAAATTCGCAAAAAATCTTTACCAGCTTTAGAAGTATTTTCTCAATTCTTAACAGAACGCAAAGAGACTGGTCGGATATATCTGCAAAATGTTGACCATGCAAATACACATGGTGCATTCATAGAAAAGCAAGCACCTATTCACCAAAGTAATTTATGTTGTGAAATAGATTTACCAAGTCATGGATTAGAATCTTATGATGATACTAATAAAGGTGAAATATCTTTATGCACATTATCTGCAATTAACTGGGGATTAATAAATGACCCATCTCAATTTGAACATTATTGTGAATTAACTGTACGTTCCCTTGATGCTTTATTGGATTATCAGAACTATCCTATTATTGCAGCACAAAGGTCAACAATGAATAGGAGACCATTAGGAGTTGGTATAATTAATTTTGCATACTTCTTAGCTAAGAGAGGTCTTAAATATAATGATGATGCCTTAGAAATTGTTGATGAATACGCAGAAGCTTGGTCATATTATCTAATTAAAGCCTCAGCAGATTTGGCAGAAGAGAAGGGAACCTGTTATAAAAACCTAGAGACCAAATACGGACACGGAATCTTACCTATAGACACCTATAAAAAAGAGGTGGATGAGTTAGTCAAACCAAAACAAAGGATGCCTTGGAAGGCATTGAGGGGACAGCTTAAGAAAAAAGGTATTAGAAACTCAACTTTAATGGCTATTATGCCGGCTGAAACCTCAGCTCAGATTAGTAATAGTACAAATGGTATAGAACCACCAAGGGCTCTTGTATCTTATAAGCAATCTAAAGATGGTGTAATGGCTCAAGTAGTACCTAATATATTTCATTTGAAAAACAAATACGATTTGTTATGGGACCAAGATGGACCAGAAGGTTATCTTAAAATTATGGCGGTACTCCAAAAGTATGTTGACCAAGGAATTAGTGTCAATACAAGTTATAATCCAATTCAATATGAAGATAATAAAATCCCAATGTCTGTTATGCTTAAAGATTTAATTACTTTTTATAAATATGGTGGTAAACAATTATACTATTTTAATACAAATGATATGGCTGGTGAAGAGGAAGATTGTGAAAGTTGTGTTTTATAAAAAAAAATATCAAAAAACCGTTTACTTTTACTCAAAAGTATGATATAATATACTCTATATTGAAATAAAAAAAGCTATATATAAATATGACAGAATTCTTAACTTACATGGGAGCAGGGTTTATAATAACAATGGCCGCTATTGGATTGTTATCAAACTTCTTTTTCCCGCTTTTCCTTAATCTAAATGATGAAATCAATGAACGGTTTAAGGAAAACGATGTACCTTCGAAATAAGGCTAAACTATTTTTTAAAACGACATAGGAGAATATATGTTAGATAAAATCACAGGCGGCGTCGCAGCTGCAACGGCTATTGGTATTTCACTAATTAGCTTGGCAATCGTTTTACAGGTTGTCTTTGGTGGTAGTGTACCTTTCCTTGGCGGAGACGTCATTGGTACAATTATTGCTATAGTACATCAGCTAGGAGACGCTGGTTTAGTTGGTCTAATTTCCGCAGCAATACTTTGGAAATTACTAACTTCAGATGATGCATAACATTCATTCAAACGTGAAGTGAATAAACGACGTAAAGGTGAGGGTAGGAGCAGTTAGGACGAGGGTGCAATTCCCTCCTCCTCCACCAAATATATTTTTGGTAGTATGTCAAATATATTAAATAGAAAATATATTTGATGGGGGAGACAAAGCTTCGACTAGTTAGCAGAACCGCCCAATAACTCGTCAGTCAACAAAGACTTTAAAATGAAAAATTAATCGGCAAAAACGATTATTTGTTAGCTGCTTGATAGCTAACTGAGGTTTTCTCCGGAGTCCCTTATCACCCAATACTCCGGTCTTTTTTTTATATACATATTACTATGATAAGTTTAACCGACCTTGCTGTTGAAAAATTAGAAAAACTTCTCCCAGGAAAGTTAATGCTTAGAGTATTAGTTAAGACCACAGGTTGTTCAGGCCTAGCGTACCACTTAGAGTATTCCCTTTATAAAAATGTTAATGACATTAAAGAAATGGTCAAGGGTATTCCTGTTGTTATTGACCCAAAATCTTTAGTGTATGTAGATGGTTGTGAGATAGACTATAAGTATGAAGGTCTTAATGAAGGGTTTGAATTTTATAATCCTAGAGAAAAAGCTAGGTGTGGCTGTGGAGAAAGCTTTACGGTATGAAAAAGAGTGTATTTAAAATAAACACAAAGGGACACTTAGAAAAGGATTTATTTTTTGATGAAGGTGTTGACGTAGCAAGATATGATGTGGTTAAATACCCAGCATTACAAAAGTTATATGAGAAAATGCTGTCTTTTTATTGGACACCTGATGAGATAGATGTCACAAAGGATAAGATTGATTTTGGTAAGTTAACAAAGAATGAACAACATATATTTACAGCAAACCTTAAGAGACAAATACTCTTAGATTCAGTACAGGGCAGGTCACCGGACCTAGCCTTATTACCATTAGCAAGTAACCCAGAATTAGAATTACTAATAGAGACCTGGGCATTCTTTGAGACTATTCATTCACGGTCTTATACACATCTAATTAGAAATGTTTATTCCAACCCATCTAAAGTATTTGATGAGATAACATCTATCCCAGAAATTAGAGATTGCGGTGGAGACATATCAAAACATTATGATAACCTAATAAATTATAAAGGACCTTATGGGTCATATAAACATAAAAAATTATTGTACCTTTGTTTAATCTCTATATATATCCTTGAAGGCATGAGATTCTATGTGAGCTTTGCATGTTCATGGGCATTTGCTGAGCTTAAACAAATGGAAGGTAATGCAAAAATTAT